TGCTAACGCTGTGTCAACATATGCAACTGATCGAATTAAATTAACAAAATTAATTAAATCATTAGAAGCTGCTAAAACGTTTGTTGATACTGAAAAAATTATTAACGACAATGTGAGTAAATTACCAGCATTAACCAATAGGTTAAGCGCTGCATTAAAAACAAGTCAGAGTGGAGAAAACACCTTTAGGGGTATTGTACAGAAGTTTTTAGAATATAGTAACAAACCACAAAACGAATTATCCGATTACGATAAAAAAGCAATGCTGATATATCGTAATGCAATTAATGCCGTATTTGCAAAGGATGGTAAAGATATCACATCCGACGCAAATCCTGCTAAATTGTTGATGCAAGCGCATTTGTATCAAGAAAAATTAAAACGTCAACAAGCAGACGCGGCTGCAGCGTCTGACATTAAATTTGGCGTGTCGTTTGGTGAACAAGCAAGGCATTATGTTCGTATGGACATACCCGGTTTATTTGGGCAAGCCGGTGATGAAAAACATTATCAGAAATGGAAAGCAAAATTACGCAAAGCTGATCGAGAACGCCTTGAAGGATATCAGGAACTCGGCAATCAACTCGGATTTGACACAAAGCGTTATACACTTTCGTACAATGTGTGGCACGACTTGGAAAAAACGTGGCGTAGTAAATCACCGGAACAATGGATTAACTGGATTTATGGAACAGACATGGATCCGGGTTTGCGCAATAAAATATTAACCGAGTATCCATTAGGTTCATCAGAATTAGGTGTGCATAAGCCAAATGGCCCGCGTGGTCCATATTCATTTGAAATTAGTGAACCAAGAATGGAACTTGGCATTAATAAAGATGGATATGTAGTGCCTATCAATACACGAAAAAAGCCAGACACTACACCAGAATGGGTTTATAACAATAGAAACCCTGAAGATAAACGTGGCCTTGAAAGTTTAATGTGGCGGATTAAAAATGGTAGCACTACTTATTACGATACGTTAGTTTGGGATAAAAACGTTGAACGAACATATAACATTACCGTTGACGGCAACCAGCAAACGCTAAAAAATATTGATAAGTATTTGACGTCAACAGGTGCATTAAAAGATGGCGTAAAAATTAATGGTTGGATAGAAACAAGAACAAACGCAGAAGGAAAAAAATACAAAACGAATCACTCTGGTGACACATATGAGAAGTCAGATATACACCCATGGCAGTTATCTGAAACAATCATAAAAAATAATAAAGGATGGGGTATTCCTGCCGATCCAGCTAAAATTAAGCAAGCCATTGCTCCTCCATATGAAGGGTATGGTAAACCTAAAAACGCTGAGTTCCCTTTACGTCATGGGGATAGATTAGGTTTTACATATGAAGGGAAAACGTTTTGGGTTGGTAGACCAGCATATAGAAGGTTAGTTGAAGATATCAATGCTGGAAAAATTGATAAAACAAATTTAAAAGCAGTCGTTGCACAGTTGTTACCATCATTCCGCATAGAAACCGGAAGGCAAGGAACAAACATTGCTGCAAAACGAGAAGGCGAAGGACATTTATTATCTATTCCAGATGATGTTCAAACGCGTATTATTAAAGAAGCTGATAAAGCTGGATGGAAAGGCGTTACTAAATCTAATGCTAAAAAAGGAACAATTGGTTTCTTGCTTGCACTAGTTGCGTTAATCAGAGACAAAACAATTAGCAAGTTACAAGAAGAGTAGGGGTAGCCAGATGGAAAACATTGGTGATCAAGTACTTGGTCTTTTAAAAACTAATAAGCGTAATGTAGGTAAATGGGCTGGTGAGGCTGGTTCCTATTGGTGGAATAGGATGCCGGATCATGCCGAGCGTCTTTCGCGTCCGGGCTTGCGCAACAAAGTTAATGCTATTGTCGGTAACGGAATGTCTGAACTTGCAAATTATGGTTCTGATGCATTGTTAGAAATGGGTTTAGCTGCAGCAGAACTAGGAGCAGCTCCAGAAACAGGAGGGTTGTCCGTTGTGGCGCATCCAATTACAAAATTTATTGCAAATCAGATAAAAGATGGATTAATGTCAGCATATGTAGATCCAATGTTATATGACATTGCTGATAATCATTTAGATTTAGGTCATCGCATACCGATGCCCAAAGGGTACGCCGGTAGTCCATTGCAACGCACCGTTAATCAAGCAGACAAATTTGTTACAGATAAAGCTGGATGGATTGTTAAAAATCATCCTAAAAATATGGCATTAGAAGGAATAGCAGAGCCAGTATCTAATGCTTTAGCTAAAGGAATTAAAGCTGTGCGGCCAGCACCAGCACGTAAGTAATAAAGTAAAATGTATAGTATAGTAACATAATGAGTGATGACGTTGTTCGATATGCTGACGGAGTCAACAATAGCAAAATAAAGCTGTGTTCGGCACAAACTAGTGCTGGTGAATATTGTAAATTACCAGCACTGCAGGGTCGTAACTTTTGTCAATATCATGGTGGAAAAACATTAGTTGGGCACGAATCACCAATATTTCGTACAGGCCTATGGTCACAACAACGTAAACGATTTAGTACAGTTGCGCCAGAATTACTAGAAAAAATCGATGCACTACGAAATGATCCGGATTTATTATCGTTAAAAGACGACATTGCATATATAACTGCGAATTTAGACATGCGAGCAGAAGCTGCATCTAAAGGTGTTAGCTACGAATTGTATGAATCATTATTAGATCAATTTCATGTATGTAAGGCATCTCCACCAGAAGCGTTTGATAAAGAGTTTAAACGACTAGGAAAACTTATAACCGACGGTATAGATGCGTACAAAGCTAGTGATGCAGTTATTGATTTAATAAAAAAACGAGCTGACGTTATTGAGACAGAACAACGAATGGCGCATGTTAAATCATACACAATTGAGGTTGATCAAGCCTACAGTTTGATTATGCAAGTATTACAGGTTGTCAAGAAAAACGTTCGTGACCCTGAATTACTGCGAGCTATTTCGGATGGTATTGCATCCCTATTGAAGGTGTATCAACAAAATGGAGAGGACATACTAGATGCCGAAGTTGTTGATTAACACAAGAGCTACTCCTAGAAATCTCAAAAAATTTGTGCGTCCGGGTAAGGACCTAAGTGTTGCTTTACTTGAAGCATTAAACACTGAGCTTAATGATTTTGCAGACAATGGATCTTTTGATGGTGGTCGCGCATATCCAATACAAGGGCATGATTTAAGTTATGTAGATTGGTTGCGATTATATGCGCCGGATGCAGCATCATCTAAAATGGGCGACCATCACATTAGGGCATGGAATTGGGCTGAAGCATTAGAAACAGGGCAAAGCCCACCAGCCTTAATTGAGTGTTGGTTTCGTGGTGGTGGTAAGTCTACAACAATGGAACTTATCTCCAGTAGACTTGCGGTTAAAGCAACGCGACGTTTTCTTTTATATGTTTGCGCAACACAAGATGCAGCAAACCGTCACGTAAGTGACATCGCGGGAGTAATGGAGCGCTGTGGTATTGAACGTGCTGTTAACCAGTATGGATTTTCACGTGGCTGGAATGCACAAAAACTACGAACAGCTAATGGATTTAATGTACTGGCATTTGGTTTAGACACCGGTGCTCGTGGTGTTAAATTAGACCACTTACGTCCGGACATGATCATTCTTGACGACATTGATGAGTTAGATGATTCTGTAAATGCGGTTGAGAAAAAAATACGAACAATTACAGCAACTATCTTGCCAGCTAAAAGTGTTGATTGTGCAATTGTTTTTGTGCAAAACCGCATTCATGCCAACAGCGTTATGTCTCGCGTGTTGTCTGGTGAATTAGACATGTTACAGGACCGTATTCAATCACCAATTATTCCAGCTGTAGACGGATTAATATATGAGCCTGTCGAAAAAGAAGATGGACGCATGGGTTGGAAAATTGTTTCAGGCACAGCTACGTGGGAACATAAAAATTTAGATGTTTGTCAAAAAGAAATTGATGACTTTGGATTAATATCGTTTTTACGTGAATGTCAACATGAAGTTGGCGTTGGTGGATTATTTTTTCCGCAATTTAAACAATATGATTCACAAGGAAAGCCATGGCATGTTGTTGATCATATTGATGTGCAACCATGGTGGAGATTTTGGGGGAGCCATGACTTTGGAACAGGCGCTCCAGCGTGTTTCATTTTGTTTGCATCGGATGAAAAAGAAAACATCTATGTTTTACACGAATGGTATGAAGCACAAAAAACAAGCAGTATGCAAGTTGACTGTGTTTTAGATGTATTAAAAAAATACAAAATTGCAGAACCTAAAAACAAAAATAATGAGCATGGATCTTATAACACAAAACTAGAAGCAATTGCATTTGACTGGGCTAATACATTTCCACCAGAAAAAGTTGATCAACGAATTGGTGAATACCCAGTAGAAATTTGGTGGGAACGTGGACTTCCTGCAGTTAAAGCTGTAAAAGACCGTAAAGCTGGATGGAGTCGCATAAAAGAATGGCTTATGGCTACGGAAATGGTTGACGGCGCAGTAAAACCAAAACTTGTTATAAATAAAAGTTATTGCCCTAATTTAATAAAGCAGTTGTCGGATACGATGACGCACACAAAAGATGCCGATGAAATTGATTCTGGTACCAGAAATGATCACGCAATTGATAGTTTCAGA